CTGATCGGCATGCCGCCAGTTTTTACAAGCGCGCCACCGCCGGGCGGTACACGGAAGATGTTCGTATTCTGTCGCGCGCCGGTGTCAGCATAGAGAAAGCCGGGGAAGTTGGCGTACATGCCGGCGTCAAGCATTTCGCGCCAAGCTGCAGTCAGCGCATTCGTCGTATTGCCTAGGATGTGCAGGAGACCCAGATCATAAAAGCCCATCCCCGGTACGAATGTGTACTTGACGAAATTGCTTCTAGCCTCTGGTAGATCTTTCGTATCTTCATCATAGTTCCTTACGATCGACAAAACTTCATGCGTCGATGCGTCAATTGTGACACGGTACGGGATCTCGAGTCCCGTTTCTTTACCCTTGCGGCGATGCTCGAACCCCTTGATATCAAGTTCGCAATAGCACTCGTAGATCTCGCGATCACGGTCTTCTGGGTTAAACGATTCAGTCGATATACCTTGCTGCGCCATCTTCTCGCGTTGCGCCGCATCCCACTTGATCATCTTCGGGTCGGACAGGTCAATATCCTTATAGACGCCGAGGATTTGCATGCGCTTCACGGTCGACGACCGCATGTAGATACGGTGGGTTATACGTTTAGCGTTGCTGAGATCAGTGGCCGAGTTATTGACGATCAAGTCATCAGCATCGATCGATTCAGATACTGGTCGGTTACGTAGCGGGCAGAAGTATACCTTTTTGAAGGCGGTGCCACCAAATCCCAACATGAGAAGCATGCGGTCGGTGTCTGGATAATACTCTTTGGCCGTGCTTGTAAGATAATGATTGAGATCATTCTCGAGATCATTAGCTAACTGGTCCGACTGGAGATTGGCGTTGTTGTTGTCTTCGCGGATTTTGACAGGCCCGTCAGTTGGCAATAGTTCGGCTCGCGCATTCGCCTGAAACCGCAATACAGCTTCGAGCAATAATGGGTGCCTGACCCGTGACATGCCTTCCACGGGAGCGCCATCGGCCGCCCCTGCCAGCCCAGGGATTTCGATTTTGAGGCCGAGGAGCTTGATGCCTTGGGCGCGGTCTTCGATCCATTCTTTTCGGCTGTCGAGGTCATCTTGTACGCCCTTCATCAAATTGTGGGCGATCATCGACAACTCGGCGCTATCGATCTCATCAACCAGATTGTCAAACCAACTTGCCTTGCGGGCGCTCTCGGACTTCTCGATCGGGCTACCATCCAGCGAGAACGTGATCGAACCGTCGGGCAGTTCGATCGACATAATGTTGCCGTGCTCATCGATGTCCTGCTTTGGGCCATCCTCCGCAATCTCAATCGAGATGTCTTCAGCTTCCAATGGGTCTTGGTCAACTAGTCTAAGGTTGGGGTTCGCAACAAGAGCCATATTCAAATCCCGTAAAGTGGTTCAGGCGGTTTGCCCGTGTAGAGCCGACTGTCTTCGTACATATCCTGAACCTCGTCTTGACGCAGCACAAAGCCTGTCCGTCTGAGATAACGCATCGCCATCGAGACCGTGTCCACCAGATCGTCATGCTTGGCTTTCGGAAACCGCATGCACTGGCTTATGACCTCGTCGGCCCATGCTTTGTCGGGGCAGTAGACCAGACCTTCCTCAAATAAATGCTGCACCGAGTACAGGCGCGCCATCTTGTCGATCGATCCTGGGTCTTCAAGCTGAACGCCAAAGTTCTTCCCAGAATACATCCTTCTTAGCTCCCGCGCAACTGGGAGGCCAACAGTCTTATTTTCTATCAAAAGTGTCGAAACTTTCCACCGAAGGCACGTCTCGGCCACCTCTGTGACCAATTCGGGCATCTCAAGGTGCTTCGACCATGCATGCATCATCATGATCCGAGGCGGCACCTCCCGCTCGTCATAGGTGCGGATCACGTGGGTCATGTGGCCGTCGCGGTTCAGCATACGGGTCGCATGTGTCTTGGGGTCGTCCGTCCAGATGCCCCAGACCGTCATGGCCGACGGATCGTTTTCCTTCTTCTCGGTCATGGCCGTGTCGAGGCTGGCAATGATGTAATCGAAAGGAGGGTACTTCGCCTCCTCCCACAAGTTCCAATGCCGGCGCTTGATGATACCGCCATCCTCTGGGGTCGGGAGCTGCTGGAACTGGCCCGATGCGGCATACTTTCCCATAATCTTCTTGTCGCGCTCGACCACGTGCCGAGGGAATCGCCGAGGAAAGAACAGCTCACCCTTGCGGGAGCGTGGATCCTCCCAGCCGAGGAGTGTCGGGTAGGCGCGCTCGGGGTCATACTCCATCGGGATCATGATGTGGTCATAACCGAGCTGCTTCTCAAGGATCACGCCGGACACGTCTTCTTCGTGCAGGCGCTGCATGATCACGATGATTGCGGACTTGTCAGGGTTGTTCAGGCGGGTCGGGATCGCCTGCTCGAACGTCTCGATCGTGGTCGACCTCTCGGCTTCGGAGGCGGCAGAGGCTACCGAGTGCGGGTCGTCGATGATCACGCGGTCGCCACGAGCACCCGTCATACCCGACATGGCTACAGCTTGGCGAAAGCCGGTCGCCGTCGTCTCGTACTTGATCTTCTCGTTCTGGTCGCCTGTGATCGTAACCCGATCGCCCCACCTTTCTTGATACCATTCGGATGTGACAAGTCGTCGCATCTTGGTGCTGTCTCGGATGGCAAGAGGCATGGCATGCGAGGCGCACACGTACCGCATATAGGGCATGTTGCGCGGTCCCCATTCCCAAGCCGGCCATAGAACGTTGGTCAGAAGGGACTTCATCGCGCCAGGCGGGACGTTGATAAGCAGGCGATTATAATACCGCTTGTCATCGATCATCATTTCGCCGGTGATGGCCTCGAGATGCTCGCAGATGGCATCGATATGCCAGTTGTGGAGGTATTGCTGGCCTGGCTCGATAACGTGCCACGCCTGCTTGATGAAGTCGGTCAGCTTCATCTCGCATAGGCGCTTTGAAGCGTTGAAATTGTTCACTTCGACGTTGAGCATCTGGCCATCGATGGGGATGACGGTCAAGGCTTATGCTCTTTCTTGACGGTGCCGAAAACTTTCTTGCGCTGCTTTTCGCGATCCTCAAAGATTTGATCGAGCTTGATTCTCTCGCCCAGCATCTCGGCTGGCCGCTTCATGCGCTCGGCTTTGAGCATATCGACGCGGGCCTTCTCGCGAGCGATCCAGACCTCATCCTGCATTGGGTCATTGTTCTGAATCAGGTGCTCGAGGAACTGCAGAATGTCGCGGGCGTCCCCGACTTCGGGATGATTTGGCTTGACCTTGAACAGAGCCACCATCAGGCGCTCGATCGTGTTCTGGCACACCGACATGCTCTTGACGATCGCGTCGTAGTCCCTGCGCGGGACGCGGACGGCCACCAAAAGCTCGAGTTCTTTAATCCTTGCCTGCGCCTTTTCCAGCGCCTCTGCTAATTCCGTTAACATCATCTTTTTCCTTATCCCAACTAAATTTAGGCAACGTCACAGGCGGACGCTCCCGTGCTAAATCCATATTTTTAATCTTCTGAAGCGCCTTTGTCCTCGCCATCATCAACTTCTTCGTAGTCGGTGTAGTCTTCTTCATCCTCAACCCCTGCGGCAATTTGAAGCGCCTGCCTGAACGCAACCAGCTGGTCATAGTCGAGCGCCTCGACGTCGATCACCTTGCCTTCGACTTGGACGTTTGCCTTAACGTCGACGTCGATCTTGTCACCATAACGGAAACGCTGCAGGCGGATCGCATTCCAGCGGCGATCGTTGACAATCTCCTTGCGCGCATCCCAATCAACCTTGGCCCACTCGCCTTCGCCACGCAAAATCGCCTCGTTTTCCTCGATCTTCGGCTCGACAGCAAACTCTCTTGCGCGCGCATATTCCGAAAGAAAAACGGGATCCCGCTTCAATTCCTCATTCACAGTGCGATCGGAAACACCAAAACCATCGTCTCTAACGATATCAACGACGGATCTTCCTGCTGCGATTTGTTGCACTAAATAATCTTTATCAGCCTGCGTCATTTTGCGCGGCGGTCCTTTTTTAGCCATCTAAATTCTCCATGCCCTGATCCATAATACCTCGCGGGCGAGGAAAGGCCACAACATTTATACATACGCAAAAACAGCACACCCTGTGTACGCATTGTGTATGTATTAAGTCTTTGTAATCTCTCTATAAATTTATTATAAATATATATATATATAGATATATATAAGACTGGTTTATATTTTTTACTTAAAAATAGTCTTAAGAGTAGGTATATATCTCTAATTCTATCTCCATAGAATGTCTCTTATAGGTAGTGTGTATCTGTCTATTATAGGTGTATGTATTTATGTGTTTTTTCTATTCAATTAAACCATTGATATTAAACAATTTTTTTAACATAAGGCCATTTTTTCATAGTCGCGTAAGCAATTATGTATAAAAAAGGGCCACCCTTTGTATTGGGTGGCCCCACGGCTTGACCGGTTTCACTGGAAATTTAAATCAACCCCTTACACGGACCAGAACCGGCCCTTGTAGCGCCTTGCACGCTTGCCCGTTGCCGTCGCGGCTGCAGGTGACTACTCCCCGCGTAGGGTGTTCCTTAAATCACTTTCTTACGCTGTATCTTCCTCGAGTACATCATGGCATAGCCATAACGATAGGCGATGGCAGCATGAGCCTCCGCATCCCCTTGGTAGTGTTGAATCACGCCTGGTAAAGCCGCGGCTGCAAACCGATCGACGAGGTTTTCCTGATCATAAGCAGACAGGCGGCCGGCTTCGTCCTTCCACGCATCAATGGAATGCTTGGCGAGGTCGAGAACGCGTTCGAGCTCCTTGATCTGTTCCCTTAGCCGAGTATTCTCTATAGCATCTTGGGTGACATACCCAGACCGAGCATCCCAATCGATCCCAATATTCATCGACAAGGCTTCTTTAAGCTCATTCAGGCTTTTCCGGCCAAAATTAGGCACCCTCAACAGTTCGGCGTCTGTTTTCTGGATAAGATCTCCGATTGTCTTAATATTCTCATGTTTAAGACAATGTGTGGTCCTGACACTGATTTCTAAATAATCTACAGACACTTCCAATGCGTTTTTATATTCTTTTTGCCATTCATATTTCATAACACATGCCCCGCGTTCATAGCTCCACCAAGCGCGTATAGCGCGTCCATCCTGACCCTATTGCCCTCCTTGAGCCTGCCGTCATAGCAGAAGGCGAACTGGCGGCCTCTCTCGTACTGCCAGACGTCTGCATAGTTAAACCTGTCGGAAGCCAGTGGCAGGCCCTTCTTGGCTTCCTCGTAGCCCTTCCTGAAGGCAGCGCAGCTGATGATTGATCGGAGCGTCACAGTACGTGTCTTTGCGTTCGCCATGGTTATACCTTCCCTGTAAGAATGGATTTCCTGATATCCGCCATAGACGCCCAGACCTTGTTAATCTTAATCTTCTTCCACAAAAGCTCGGCCAAAACCTGTTTCACTGGATTTGTGATCTCATAAACCGCTTCAGTTGGAAGATGGATAGGCCGCTCTTTGTCGAACAAACCATCCTGTTTCAAACTGTACGACCGGATAAATCCATTCCTAACCGCGCCTACTTTGGCCAGCTCAAACCCGCGTTCGGATTCAATGACGCAAATCTCGTGGCGTCTTGGAGCATCGTTCGCCATGATCAGTACCCCTGTTCCAGTAAGAAAGCGTCGTACTCGGCCTGTACCTGAGCCAGCTGGGCCTCCACAGCCCGCTTGTCGTCGACGGCCTTGGCGTAGGCTCTCTGCGTCACCTTGAGCTCGGTATACAACGACCGCAGGCCGTCNAAAAGC